TGGAGTATATGATGGTTCTGGTGCTGCTGACTTAGGTCAGTCTGGCGAAACAGACCCACTAGACCTTATGGCTAGAATGTCAAGACTATTAGACGAACAGAACGTACCTGAAGAAGGTCGTTGGTTTGTTGCAAGTCCTGACTTCTACGAAGTTCTAGGACAATCTAGTTCTAAATTGTTGTCAGTAGACTACAATGGTGGACAAGGCTCAATCAGAAATGGTTTAGTATCAAGTGGAAAACTTCGTGGATTTAGTATGTATAAATCAAACAACATTGCTGCAACATCTAATGCTGCTGGTAAATGTTTGGCTGGACATATTTCATCTACAGCTACTGCTCAATCGATAACATCAACTGAGGTCCTTAGAGACCCTAGTTCTTTCGGTGATATCGTTAGAGGTCTTCATGTCTATGGTGCGAAAGTACTTAGAGACGAAGCAATTGTAGGTGCTTTCTACGGCATTGACTAATGTCAACTTGGGGGAGTCTTCGGACTCCTCCTCTTTTTTAGGATTATAAATGGCAACAACATACTTAGATTTAACCAATGAAGTACTTAGAGAACTTAATGAAATACCATTAACTTCTGCAAACTTTTCAAGTGCTGTAGGACTTCAGCAGTTTGTCAAGGATGCCATTAACAAGTCTATATTCGATATAGCAAATGAAGAACCCCAGTTACCATTTCTCACAGCAGGTGAAAGTGGAGCAACTGACCCCTTCTATGGAAATGTGACCGTAGCTACAGTAGCAGGTACTAGATGGTATGAACTAAAAGCTAGTAGCTCAAGTGTAGCAGATGATTATGGTTCTATAGACTGGGATGATTTTTATTTAACCACAATTAACGTTAGTGGTGAATCAGCCCCTTATATCTCAAAGGGATTAAAGTTTTTAAACTTAGCTGATTGGAAAAGATATTATAGAGATAGCGAAAATGCAGACGATGCAGGGTCACAAGCATATGGTGAGCCTAAGTTTGTAATTAAATCACCTGATGCAAGGAAGTTTGGAGTTAGTCCAATACCTGATAAAGTATATAATATACACTTCTATGCATTTAATAAGCCTACAAAGCTTACAGCACACGGAGACACAGTTGTCTTCCCCGAACAATACACGAATGTTATAACTGCTAAAACAAGATATTATATTTGGCAGTTTAAAGAATCACCACAACAAGCAGCGTTTGCTATGGATGATTATAAGAAAGCTATGAGAAGTATGAAATCTAACTTAGTTAATCCTACTCCTCGTACTATGACAGACGATAGAAGATACTTTTAATATATGGCAGCATCACAACCTTATACAGTAGCTTGTGCTGGTGGCTTAGTCAAATCTTCCAATGCGATTGATTTACTTAAAAGCCCCGGTGTAGCTCAAGAACTTCGTAACTTTGAAGTCTCTATTGAGGGTGGTTATAGACGTATTAATGGTTTTAGTAAGTTTGGAAGTGCACAAGTAACAGGTAGCACAACAAACATATTAGGTGTAATACCTTACGCTGATGGAGTTATAGCTTGTGCAGCTACAGGGATTTACTTTAGCCAAGATGGTACAAGCTGGTTAAACGTAAGTAGAAGTTCTGTAGCAGGTAGTGGTGATAATTATACAGCCTTTACAGGTCGTAGTACATTAGCAAGAACATCACAAGGTCAAATTAGTTTTTCTTTATTTGAAGGACCAGATTATGACTATGGTATGTTAATTATCTGTGATGGAGCTAACGAACCTTATTACTTTAGAATGGAAGGTACGGGTTCTAACATTAATAGTAGAACATACTTTAGTGGTGAAATTACTGTAACAAGTACTAAGTTTGCAACACATGGTGAGATACACGATAAACATTTAGTTGTTGCAGGTGTTGAAGATAATCTTAGTACAATTTATTATAGTACATTACTAGACCCTACAACCTTTAACGGTACTGGTTCAGGTTCTATAACCTTATCAGACCAGATAGTAGGATTAAAAAGCTTCCGTAATGAACTGTTTATATTTTGTGAAAATAGTATATTTAAGTTACAAGATATAAATGGCACACCGGTAGTTATACCCGTAGCCAAAAACATTGGATGTTTAAGTGGTTACAGTATTCAAGAGATAGGTGGTGACCTTCTCTTCTTAGCACCAGACGGACTGAGAACAGTTGCTGGTACTGCAAGGATTGGAGACGTTGAGTTAGGAACTGTTAGTAAATCTATACAGCCATTACTCACAGACCTTGCAAACAACATTAATAGTTATATTATTAGTAGTGTTGTTATACGTGAGAAATCACAATATAGATTATTTTATACAGATACTTCAGTGTCGGGTAACCAACAAAGAGGTATTATAGGAACATTAAGACCCAACGGATTTGAGTGGGGAGAAACAAGGGGAATAGAAGTTACCGAGATTGGCTCGGCATTTAATCAAAATGGTGTTGAAAAGTATTATCACGGTTCTACTACAGGCTATGTGTATAATCACGATACAGGCAATAACTTTGATGGCTCTACCATTTTAGCAAGATATGCTACACCTAACTATGACTATGGTGATTTAGGTACGTTAAAAACTTTACACTTTGTAAAAGTATCTGCAAGTGCAGAAGGTATTGTAGAACCAAACATTCAAGTTAGATTTGATTATGGTAATACTAATACCCCACAACCTGTAGAACCTTTTGATTTAGGAACGATTAATCCACCTGCTATCTTTGGAGATGGTATATTTGCTACAACAGTATTTGGTGGTAGTAACAATCCTTTAATTAGAGTACCACTACAGGGCAGTGGACACAGTAATAATTTTACTTTTATAAGTGATGATACTAAAGCACCTTATACAATTAATGGTCTTTACGTAGACTTTATACCTTCAGGCAGGAGATAAAAACAAATGGCAAGTTACACTAGACAGAGTTCGTTTGCAGATGGTGATACAATCACCGCAGCATTATTTAATAATGAATTTAACCAACTCGTAAACGCTTTTCACAATTCAACAGGGCACAAACACGATGGCACTACAGCCGAAGGACCTGTTATAGGACTGATAGGTGATGCAGGAGAAACATCTCCTAACAATAAAGTACTTATAGATACAACTAATAATTATATTGAGTTCTATGTACAAGTATCAAGCAGCCCTGTACAACAGTTATATATAGCCGATGGTGCTATAGTACCTGTTACAGACAGTGATGTTGACTTAGGTACAACAAGTTTAAGATTTAAAGATACGTATACAGATACAGTTACCACAACCGGAAACGTAAGTGTTGGTGGTAATCTTACAGTTACAGGAACTGCTACTATAGCTGGTAACCTTACTTTTGGTGATGCAGCTTCTGATACAGTTGCTTTTAGTGCTGACGTAGCTTCTAATCTTTTACCAAGTGCTGATAACACTTATGATTTAGGTGCAAGTGGTTCTGAGTGGAAAGATTTATACATTGATGGTACTGCAAATATTGATAGCCTTGTAGCTGATACTGCAGATATTAATGGCGGTACAGTTGATGGTGCTATAATTGGTGGTTCTAGTGCTGCTGCAATTACAGGTACAACCATTACTGGTACTAGCTTTGTTATTGGTTCAGCCAATATAGCTGAAGCAGAACTTGAAACAATTGATGGAATAACTGCAGGAACTGTAGCAGCTTCTAAAGCTATTGTAGTAGATTCAGATAAAGATATCACAGGTGGTAGGAACATAACTATTACAGGTGAGTTAGATGCAGCAACCTTAGACATTTCAGGTAATGCAGATATTGATGGTACACTTGAAACAGATGCACTATCTATTAATGGTACAGCAGTTACATCAACTGCAGCAGAACTAAATATATTAGATGGAGTAACATCCACTGCTGCTGAATTAAATATTCTAGATGGTGTAACGTCTACTGCAGCCGAGTTAAACATCTTAGACGGTGTAACTTCTACAGCAGCCGAACTAAACATATTAGACGGTGTAACGTCTACTGCTGCAGAACTTAATATCCTTGATGGTGTTACAAGTACTGCTGCTGAGTTAAACATCCTTGATGGTGTTACAGCAAGTGCTACAGATATTAATCTTATAGATGGTATAACAAACGGAACAGTAATAGCAAGTAAAGCTATTATAACAGATTCAAACAAAGACATTACTGGTGGTAGAAATATTACTATTAGTGGTGAATTAGATGCTGCTACCCTAGATATTAGTGGTGATGCAGACATTGATGGAACTTTAGAAGCCGATGCAATTACTATCGGTGGTGTAACACTAGCAGAAACAATTAGTGATACTGTAGGAGCTATGGTTAGTTCTAATACAGAAACAAACATTACAGTTACTTACGAAGACTCTGATAATACTTTAGACTTTGTAATAGGAACTCTTAATCAAGATACAACAGGTACTGCTGATAACATAACTGTTTCAGCTAATAACTCTACAGACGAAACTGTATATCCTATCTTTGTTGATGGGGCTACTGGTTCTCAAGGAGCA